CAACAAATGTTTCAACTACATCAAAATTTGTTGTATCTGATTGTTCTGCTGCTTTGACTATTATTAAAAATTTATCATCTGTATCCAATGGAGCATCAATATCAACTAAATCAGTATAAAGAGCATCACTTAAACTATTTCCGTTATTTCCACTAGTAGCCATATTATAAGTATTTCTACCAACAACAGCAATCTTGATATAATTTCCCCATTCACCTCTTGAATTTGCAATAAAAGCAATATCAGAATCGACTTCAACGCCTTCTGTAAACGTTACTTCATCAGCAAATTCATCCGGATTTTTTGATGATAATCCGGTTAAAATATAAGCATCACTTGTTGAGTACCCAGAAGCAGTGGACAAAGCAAGAGAACCATAACAACCAGCAAATGTTGAGTTTACAGGCATTACTCTTGTACAATATAATTTATTACCGTATTTCAAATATCCCATAGCTGATAACATATCTTTATAACAATTAGATATATTTGTTGGTTCACCAAAAATTTCAACCAAATCATCTCTACTTGTTATAAGTTGTTGTTTTAACTCTGGACCCTTCCAAGTATCTCTCAATGCTATAACAGCAATAGAAGTAGCAACCGCTGGAATGGTTGTTGTTAAATCAATCTCATTAACATCAACTACAGGGCTTAAATAAAAAGCCATAATTTTATTCCTCCTATATATAAAGTTTCTTTTTTAAATATAACATTACATTTTATTTATATTTATAAAAAAACGCAATAAAAATTATAAATAATACAAAAAGTATTACGGAGTGTATTACAATGCCAATTCAAAGAAAAAAAGAAATAAAAAATAGAATCTATTCTGTACGAATAGACGATGATATATATGAAAAAATAAATTATATAAAAAACAACACAAAATATAATATTGATATAGCCAGAAGTTTTAGATCCATGATATATGATATATATGATAATATGAAATCAGAAGAAAAAAATCAATCTTCTATTTATCCAGAAATTTAATTATTTTTTCCTTTTCCTTTTTCTAATCTTTCCATTTCTTTTTTGTTTATAAATTCCATTTCCTTTTCAATATGTTTTCTTTCTTTTTCTTCTTTTTGAAATTTTATTCTTTTTTCTTTATATAATTCTCTTTCTCTTTCTATTTTTAGTTTCATAATTCTTACTTTACCACTTCTTTCTTCTCTTTCTCTTTCTATTTCAATTCTTTTTTTATTTCCGTGAAAAATATTATTTTGTTTTTTATTTATTTCATCTCTTATTAATTCAACAAAATTATAATAATTAGAAACATTGCCCCATTTTTTAAAATACTTTACGAGAAATACATTGTTTATTTCCTTCAATCTTGGATAAGATCTAATTCTATCTAGTTCATGACTAATGGAATTTCTTATAATATCCTCATTAACAATTTTCTTATTTCGATGATCATATTCATTTGTCATATAATCATCTATTATTTTAATCAATCTCATATAAAACCTCTTTATTTATAATATTCTTCCTTTAATTCAAAACTATCATACTCAAAAGAAGCGGTACATTCAAGATTTTGTTCTCCTTCTCTATAACTAAGAGAAACCTCATTTAAAGATGTTATCCATAAATCAATAAAAAATATTCTAAAGACTTCTTTTTGAAAATTATCAACAACTCTTAGTGTAGCATCAACCGCATAATTAGATTTTAGTTCAGCAAATTTATTCTTATTATTATTTATATACATCAACCATTTATACAAAACTTTCCAGTTATAAAAATTTGAATCTACTGTAAAAGATACGTTCCAAGGTTCAAAAACAGCCGGAGCTGCAGCAAATTTTGATGTAGCTCCCATCCATTTTCCTTCCTCCATAGTAATTGTAACACCAGGAATAATAGTTGAATAAATGTTGATAGTTAGCTCGTCTGTAGCGGCCAGTGTTGATTCTGTGGGTATTTTTGGAAAAACCAACTCAAAATTACTTGATGATGATTTATTTATATTTGTGCTTAATGCCATTTTTCACATCCTTAATTAAATTCTTTCATTTTTTTCTCAAACTCTGATTTAATATATTCAACAACTTCATCACTATAACCACTTTTCCATCTTTTCACATGACCCAATAAACTATTATATATTTTATCCAAATCTTTCTTTGATTTAGCCTTCTTTATTTCTTTACCAACAACATATCTAGCCATTTTTAGATCTGATGGACCTTCATCACCAATTTCGTTTATTAAAAACTTATCTATTTTATCAATAATACTCATAATCTATCTCCTTAATCAAATATTTCATAACTACTCAAAACTTCAGCATCTGGATCATATACATTAGTTATTGATTTTATATAAATAGCTTCAGCCTCGGCACCAGAAGCACCAGACGTAAAAACCGTTTCAGTTGTGTCATCTATATATAAACCTCTATAATTATCCCATGTATCTTCATTTATATAAATTTTATTAATAATCTTCTTAATTATTTTATCACCATCACCGCCTTCAATAGCACTTGATACTGGTTGAAAAATATAAGATTGAATGGTAAAATCAAGATTCCATCTTATAACACGCCAACTATCATCAGCCATTTCAAATTCAAAATCCGGTGAACAAGAATTAAATATAACCTTTATATCTAATGTAGCATCAGCTTCTGGAATATATATTTTCATAATAACATATGGATTAAAATATGGTAAAATTTGTTCCAATATTTGATCAGCATCAGACATCCACAAAGACCATATACTGATAGAAGTTGTTATATCATAAGGAATTGGATTTATAAAACGAGACATTAAACCAGCACTAGGATCAACTTCTTTTAATATTTTATGAAGTTTATTGACCTGTCTATCTGCAGCAAAATTTATTCCAGTAACAACCATAGACATTATTGGAAGCATTTGATCATCTTTTCTTTCATGAATCCAATACCATACCTTTTGTTTTCCACCAAGCTTCAAAGGAACATTAACATATTTTCTTATCGTTCCATCTGAATTATATCTAGCAACTTTAATATCATTAAACAAATCAAGCATTTGTATTAAAGTTTTTCTAATAACATTATAATAGTAATAAGCTTTCATTAATTATTTCCCTTTATATTATAATACATTTTTCTTATTTTTACGCTTCTATCCTTTTTAGCGTCTTCATCTTTTGGGTGGTTTTTATAATAAAACATTCTTATATTGTCATTTTTGTCTTTTTTAGCATCTTTATCATCTGGATTGTTTTGATAATATAACATTCTAACTTCTGGATCTTCGTTATTTTTATCACCAATACCAATATAGTTTGGAACATCATCATCATATAAATTTGGTTTTATTGAATATGTTCCTTTATATTTCTTTTGCCATGATTTTAACCAATCAAAAACCGTTTGTCTAAATCCTTTAACATCAGCACCATATACTTTACCCTCTGGATATAAAACTATATCACTTTCATCTGTCAAATTAACAAATGGTTTTATCATTAATCTACCCAATGGTCTATTAATGTTTTTATCTTCTGGATCAATAACATACGCTATTATAGAACCTTCTTCTATATCATAACTTATATGACCATAATATCTTTTATTTCCCTTCTTAAATTCTTCAAAATTTGGATCACCTGGTAATGTCATACAACTTTGCCATCCACGACCAGTACTCATTCCAGCTATATCATAAGGATGTCTTGATATAACCACCAATAAATTAGATTTTTTACCAGCAGTTCTATTTTTATCATTTTGAAAAACTTTTAATAATTCAAAATCACCAGACTTGCTTATCAATTTACCTAGTTTAGCTAAACGATGATCATTAGCCTTTTTTACCAATCCTCTTTTATAATCAACTATTTCATAACCATTCTTTTTTATAAAATCCATTATATCAGACGGAATTTTTACATTTGTTGTATCACCACCCAAGGGAAGATATATTCTATCTTCACCCTTAAAAACATGATCTAGATATTTTTTATATTTACCAGAAAGAATGTATTTTTTAAACATTCTAGCTTGTGATAAAGTTAAAGCTTCATTAAGGTAATTTATTAATCTCATTTGCGTTTTCCATTCCTAATTCATAAAATAAATCCGCCATACTTACATTTATTAATATACATTCAGTATCCATCCAAATTTCTCTTTTTTCTTTCAATTTATTCAACGTTTTTGTTGATGCTATATCAAAAGACTTTGGACTAAAAATACTTAACAATGTATCAAACATTCCATATTTCTTAAATTCATCATAATTTATAAATTCAAAAATAACATAATCTCTATGAACTAATTCATTATCAACAATATCACAAGCTTTTTTAAGATCGTTATAGTTTTTAACATTTATATTAGCATATTTTTTGAAACATCTATCTAATTCATTAAAAAACAAAGAAACTGAACGATCTCTCATGCTCATAATTCTATCGAAACTATACCATATATCATTTTTAGAACAAATGCCTATTTTTGAACCATTTATTGGAAAAACAAGATATGAAATTTTACCATAAGCAGCCATCCAAGTAGAACATATAATTTGTCTTTTAGGAAATTTTTTCCAAGAAGGATCGTTATTAATTATCAAAGTATAATAATTTTTAATACTTCTACTTTCTCTTTCTTCTTTTCCTCTTGTGTCTAGATGAAGAATATTACCAGAAGATGTTCCTCTATAAATATAAGTATTTGATTTTCTATAAAAATTAAGAACATCAGTGCATTTAGTTTCAATAATATTTTTAGCATCTTCGAAAGAAATTACTTTTGTTCTTCTACCTATTGGTTCAACTTCTTCT